GTTGGACTTGGGTTAAGAGGAGTTTCTAAGGAACAATTAGAAAAAGGAGATAGAGTGATTGTAAAGAATGCCAATATGTATGGAATGTAATTACAAATTCCAGCTTGTTGAGATGAAAAATCAATTTATTGAACTGAAAACTATTGACTCTCACGGAACGTCATAGATTAAAGTTATCTTATCAGGAACAGGAGGTCAGCAGTTATGAGGACAGTAAAAGAAATATCAGATTTAACAGGTATCAGCGTTCGCACGCTTCACTATTATGATGAAATTGGATTGTTAAAGCCAACAGAAAAAAGTGATGCGGGATACCGGCTTTATGACGATAAGGCATTGGAAACATTACAGCAGATTTTGTTTTTCCGTGAGTTTGATATTCCATTGAAAGAAATCAAAGCTGTTATGGATAACCCGGTTCTTGAAAGAAACCAGCTTTTGCAAATGCAGAGAAAAATGTTGGTAGCAAAAAAAGAACGTATGGAACGTCTGATTACCAGCATTGATGATATTCTGAAAGGAGAGAATAAAATGGATTTTGCAATTTTCAGTAAAACAGAAGTGAAAGAAATGTTTCAAACTATGCTTGAACATATGCCCGACAATATGAAAGAACTTGCTGTCAAAGAGTTTGGAAGTGTTGAAGAATGGAAAAAGCATTATATTGAGGCAGTCTCATCAGAAGAAATGCAAAAAGGCTATGCCAAAGTTGTTGAGTGGTATGGAGGAAAAGAAAAATATTTATCTGTAGTCAACAATCCTATTAGCAAAGACGTAGCTGACAGTTACAACAAACGAATAGAAGCAGTTTTGCAAAAACTAATTGCAAAAAGAAATTGTGATGTAAATTCTTCGGAAGTTCAAGAAGTTGTTGAAGAATATGGCTTACTTATGAAGCAGTTTTCACAAATAAAAGAAGAACAAGGTTTTATGATGGCACAGGCACAGTATTATCGCAACGAAAGAATTAAGTCTATGACTGATGAGAAATATGGTGAAGGTACTGCTGATTTCTTAGCACAAGCTATTGAAGCATTTTACAAGTAAAAATACGGTTTGTGAATGAGAAACATTTGAACACTTTTTGAACACCGCAACCGTGATGAAGTCTTCAAAGCCCCTTTCTATCAGTATTTGAGATTAAGTAAAACGGTTCGATTCCGGTCTGCGGCATTATTTTTTTCTCTGAGATTTTTGTGAAGTCAATGTTTGCAAGAATCTCAGAGTTTTTTGTTTTATGCATTCCATTTGGAGGTAGGGATATTATTCAAAAAATAACGGCATTGCATCTCGTAAGAGGAGATGCAATGCCGTTATTTTGAAGTCTTCACACTTTCATTGAAAAGTGGACCTGGCGGGAATCGAACCCAAAAGATTTTTGCCAAAAGTGGCGGTTTTATCACGCTTTCTTCGGTTCGTGTTGCATATCGTGTTGCAGGATTTGAGTGAAATGCTCGTTTATCTTGTCAGTAAACTTCTTTTCCTCAGACTCAATGGTGCCACGATATACCTTTTTGAGTACCTTGTCGGATTTCCAACCACCACGCTTCATGATGTACTGATCCGGAATATTAAGGGCATGCATGATGGATGCAGTGTAGTGACGGAGATCATGATATCGAAACTCTGGAATACCGGCAGAGCGTAGCACCTTCTTGAAGTTCTTGGACAAGTCTTCTGGATGCATCCTAACCAATGGACCGGCTTCTATGTCATCGAACTTGCGGATAACAAATTCTGGCATAATAACATATCTGCAACTACTCTGTGTCTTAGGCCCTTTGGTCACGATTCCTTTTCTACCACGTACACGTGTCTCTCTGATCCGAATAGAGTTTCCGGTGATATCTTCCTTTGTCAGACCGAACACTTCTCCTCTTCGAAGACTTCCAAACGCTGCAAGGAGTACGGCCTTTTCCATCTCAGTTCCTTCAATGTACTTGATCAGTTTCTCGATGTCCTCATCAGATGGAACATATCCATCAAAATCTTTTGGAGCTGGTAGAGTGACTCTAAATATTGTTCCAGGAGAATACATCCCTATGACAGCCGTGAATAGTCCATAAGCGTTCTTTACTGTCTTAGGTGATAACTTTATTGAGATTGCATTTACCCACGCTTGTACGTCCTCTTGAGACAGCTTACGTAGGCTTATGTTCTCGAGTTGCTTTATCTGATTCCTTACGATTGTTTCATATCCACGTAATGTGGTTTCAGACAGCACATTCTCTTTTAATTTAATGTAATTAGTGAACGCTTCTTTTACAGTCCAGTTCTCAGGACGTTTCTTCCGGTCCTTTTCTGCGAGAAACTGTGCAGCCTGTGCTTCAGCTGACTGCTTTCCACGCTTACCCGGAAGATCACTGGTGAATGATTCATAGATTCGTTTCTGCTTCTGCTTTTTTGTTTTCGGATCAATGACTGGTTTTCCATCCTTATCCACCACATTTTCATAGTGTGAGAATACCAGACATCTCCATGATCCGGAAGGTAACTTCTTAGCTGTTGCCATATAATCATCTCCTTTTTATAAAAAATGGTATAAAAATAACAGCCTAGCAACAGAACAAGAGTTCTGATTGATTGACTGCGCCGAAGATGATACAATATTCATTGTATGAAGTGCATATAGCACATTTAAGGTATCTCTTCGGAGTTACTAAAGCACATTGGCGTGTGCTTCCCCAGTTGACCGTTCCTGTTGGCGCAGGAGCGGTTTCTTTTTTGGTATTAATTAAAAGAAAGTCTGCGAACTTCATTTGCAGTATTGGTATTACATTTGATTTCCTTTTGAACTCTCGTTCCTGTTTCTGTAGATTCGAATACTAAAAATGCAACGGTATCTAATTCCTGCTGTTTTGTCGTAGTAGTTGTGTTGACTTTTGTTTTCTTTCCGAGGGATGCGCCGACGACGGCACCGACAGGTCCAGCAACTGCAGCACCAATTAGTGCGCTGCCAGCACGACCGTGAGTTTTATTATTTCCGGTTGTTTTGCTGATTAAATTGTATTGAGGACCATCCCAAATAAAATCAACCAGTTTAAAGTGTCCAGCGCCTTCCTGAAAAGAATTTCCGAAATAATATAAACCATTTCCATCTTTACGGAATTTTAAACCACCTATATTGTATTGTGTTTCAGCTTTTTTTAAGGCTTTGATGCGATCGCGCTCAGCCTTTTCGGCTTGTCGCTTCTCCCAGTCAGCTAAATGTTCTTCTGGAGTCTTTTTGGCAGTGGCTTCAAAGAAGCTGCGATCGTCTTCAGTCAATGTAGAAATTTCATTATTTTCTATTTTTTGCCTTAAGTCAGCATATCTAGAAGCGTTATCCCAGCTTCCTTTTAATTTGTCTAAAAAACCCATGTTTTTTTATCCCTCTCTTTCTTTTGCGAGACCTGTTCCTCATGAGCACACCACACGCTCATATATATAATCTCTTGCGAGGTTATATCACATCATTTCAACTACTATTAGATTCGGAATGAAGTATATAATATAGTTATCAACGGTAGTATATACTCCATACTTATCACGGTAGCAGCTGATACATTCTTCCAGATATTCTTCTGTAACATCCAGAAAGTCTGCAATTTCATATTTATTTTGACATCCAGCATTGAATGCGTGGATGATTCCAACAAGTCCGATCAGGCGGTTATAGCCATGTAATCGGGCTTGACGTTCTTGTTTTCGGTTCTGTACGGAATTTATATCTATAATATCACCAACGGATGTGTGGTGATGTCCAAGTTCTTCAGCCAGTGTACAGGCTTTTTGAACTGTATTCATATTTTTTCTGATTGCGACAGTACCGTCACAATACAATCCTTTTATTCGATCGCTGTGAAATGTATAATCTATAACATCTATACCGTCCCCGCAGGCTTCGTCTTGTAAACATTCGTATGTGTTCATATGTATAGCACCTCCCACTCAAGTATATCCGGTAAGCTGTCCAATAAATTACTTACCTCTTTTGCCTTTTACAAATTCAGCGAACTGACGGATTTCATCAAGTTCGTCTTCTGTATATTCGTTTCCATCAAAGTGAGCAGCAAGAGTGGTAGGCTGTTCATTTTCTTCAAGAGAATTATATCCAAAAGTTCCTAATACATCATTTATACCATAAGCTTTACACATTATTAATAAAGCGCTTGGCGTTGGTTGACTATTTCCGTTTTCCCAACTATAAATAGTTTTTTCGGATGCTTTAAAACCTTTAGAAATTAACAAATCAGAAATATCCTTTACTGATTTTCCGGATTCAAGTCTACATTTTTTTAATATTTCACCAATGGAACTTTTCATAGTTTTCCCTCCGATTTGCTTCTTATTTATTTCTGTATCTTGAATATAACACCGAGGTTTTAACGTGTCAATAAAATTTCTGAGAAAATCAGAAAAAAGTATTGACATTCTAAAAAAATAAGAATATCATACAATCAAGTTCTAAGAAACTTAGAAAGAGGTGAAAAAAATGGACGGAGCAACAAAACAAATTTCTGAGTATATCAGAAAAAAAGGATTTAATCTCTCAGAAATTTCAAGGAAAACAGGAGTGCCTTACATGGCGTTATATGACAGTGTTGCAAATGAAAAAAGAGATCGAGATTTGCGAGTAGATGAATTTTTAGCGTTGTGTAAGCACTTGGAACTGGATCCGATTATATTTTATCCAACCGATACGGAAAATCGGTGAACAATCAATGTAAGTAGAAGTAAAAACAAAAATACTGATGGAACCGCTATTTCCACCAGCATTTTGCCAAATTTGTTTACTCTATGTATTTTGCAGGTTTTTACCACATCCGATAGCGGCAAATGTTTCTATGAAATACTTTGTCACTTTCGCAGTTTTGGTTCTGCAACATGCCTGATCGCTGACAAATGATAAGGAGCACTTGATACGGTGAAGCATTTTTAAGAGTGCCGTCTCGCGCGTTTTTGACTCCTTCTCTGAGTTACGTAACGCCGTATCAGTAATCTACATTAAACCCAATTTTAGAGTGCGTTGGTGCCACTATTGCGACCTTATCTTAAGAGAGCAGGCAAAGTCAAAAGTTTGGTCAAAAGACCACGCTCCTTTCGATGCCTAAGGGCATAAATGAATTTTAACATATTGCAAAAGAAAATTCAATATTTGCAACAGATGAAGAGGGAGAGAGGTGAAGAATGTGAAACTAAGAAAAATAATTGGTTGGATACTGGTTTTTGTGCCATTACTTCTTGTGACTGTTGGCGAACGTTATTTTCCAACAGATATAAGCATTATGGTGATGCGGATATTGATGGCGCTTGGTTTATTGAGCATCAGCGTTGTGGGAACGTGCCTTATATCAAATGAATTGCCGATAAGAATAATTGTTGAGAAAGATGAATAGGGAGAGAAGGAGCGTTCCGGTAAATAGCAGTTCAGAGTAGGAGGTGAGGTGAAAGCAATGAAGAAAAAAATTATCAATAAGAGAGTTAACGGAGATTCCGAAGAGCTCCACGCACTGAAAGGCTTTAAGGTCTTAGCTGTTGGCAATGGAACAATCGGAGAAGAGTGTGCGTTGAGAATCATGCTGATGAACGAGAACAACGTTGCTGTTGATTTAAGCATCACAGAAGAAGGAGCGTACCTCAGTGATTTCTACGCACTGACAGAGGACATGATCCCACGCACTTATGATGACTAGAGAGGTGAGAAGAGATGCCAAAATTAAAAATATCTGACAGGGAAAGGCAGAACAGAATACTTCTTGCAATCATTGAGTCAGGAAAGACTATGACAGCTATTGATACTCAGAAGCTTTCAAAACTGACTGGTATCCCACCGAGTACTCTGTACCAGAGATTAAGTCAGCCGGATAATATTCGAATCAGTGAATTAAGAGAAATCCTAAGGGTACTCAAAATCACTGATGAGGAAAAGGCGAAGATAGGTAGGGAAGTGATATGAGAGATTGTAGTTTCTGTAAAAAGAGAAATAGATGCATGGAAAGAAGCAGATGCATTCCGTGTACATCATTTAAGAAAGAAGGCGAGAAAAATGAATCAGATCGACATGATCGACATCCAAAGAAGAGTAATCCAGATAGTTGATATCAAGAGACAGCCAAGAAGAATTGAGCATGATGATAGAGAAGAAAAAAAGTCTGCTGTTATGACAGTAGTTGCGATGGGATTGGTAGTTGTCTTAGGAATCGCAACATGGGTTATCTTCGGATATTAAAAAAGAGTGCCCAGCAAAGGCGGCAACTTTCGGACACTCGGAAATTAGTCAATTACATTATAAGAAAAGAAAGGAAATTAGTCAAATGATTGAAGCAACAAGAATAAAAACAAACGATAAGGATGGTTGTCAGGTAGAAGCAAGTGGAAGTATTGGTGATCTTATGATGGAGTATAAAGCAATAACGGAAGCTCTCTTCAAAACGGTCAGTAGAGAGGCTGGATTAGGACTCGCAGAGGAACTCTTTATGAAAGCAATAAGAATGACAATTGAGGGAGAGAAGAATGAACGATCCGTTTGAAGTATTTGATTTTAAGGACGAAAAGGACTGGTTAAGTGGAAGAATGAACGGCATCGGTGGAAGCGATGCGAGCGCAGTGGTCGGGATGAATCCTTACAAGAGCAACATTGATCTGTTTGAGGAGAAAACCGGAAGAAGGATTCCAGAAGATATTTCAGGGAAAGCCTGTGTGATCTATGGAAAGTATGCTGAGGAACCAATCAGGGAGCTGTTCAAATTAGATTATCCGGAATACCAGGTAGAGCATCATGAGTTCCGGATCTTGCGGAGCATTCAGTATCCATTTATGCAGGCTTCACTTGATGGAGAGCTAACAGATCAGGATGGAAGAAAAGGAATCTTGGAAATAAAAACAACTAACATTTTGCAGAGTATGCAGAAAGAGAAGTGGAGAGATCGTGTTCCGGATAATTATTACATACAGGTTTTACATTATCTACTTGTCACAGGTTATGAATTTATTGAACTGTGTGCACATCTAAGAACTGATTGGGGCGGAGAGAAACGGACAACAGTAAAACATTACCATATAGAGCGGGCAGAAGTTCAGAATGATCTGAATATGCTGCTTAGAGAAGAAACGAAGTTTTGGAATTATGTAGAGAGTGGCAGGAAGCCACCGCTCATACTTCCAGAGATATAAATACAAGGAGGAACAAAATGGAATTAAGAATTACTAATCCGGAAGAAAATGGATTTTTGAAAGAGATCCAGTGGAACCAAGAGGAAGTCAAATCATGGGTTGCTGCAAGAGTGCAGGATTATAAGACGATCGCATATACTGCAGATCAGGCGAAAGACATGAAGAGAGATCGTGCAGATCTTAATAAGTTAAAAGCTGCCTTCGAAGACGAGAGAAAGCGTCTGAAGAAAGTGTGTATGGAACCGTATAACCGGTTTGAACAGCAGGTGAAAGAAATCACAGCACTGATTGATGAACCAATTCAGTTAATTGATTCTCAGCTGTCTGAAATCGAAGAAAGACGCAAGCAGCTGAAACAGAAAGAAATTGAAGATCTTTTTGGAACGATCGGATTTCAGGACTTTATTACACTGGAAAGAATCATGGATCCGAAGTGGCTGAATGCAACGGTATCTCTTAACAAGATTGAAGAGCAGATGAAGAACTTGCTGTTTAGAGTCGGTACAGAAGTTTCTACGATCAATAGTCTTCCGGAGTTTAGCTTTGAAGCACTGGAGAATTACAAGAAGACGCTTGATTTGAATATGGCCATTGCAGAAGGACAGAGACTTGCAGACATTCAGAAGCGGAAACAGCAGTATGAAGAAGAACAGAAACGTATTGCTGAAGAAAAAGCAAGACAGGAAGCAGAAGAACTTACAGCTAAGCAGCAGGAAGGTGATGAGACAGTCAAAGAAGCTACACCGGTTAATGAGACTGTTATTGTAAGAGAAGAGCCAGTTGCTGCAGACCTGATCCAGTTAGACTTCCGTGTATTCGGAACAAGAGAGCAGATCATGGCATTACGTAACTATATGATTGAGAATCAGATTAAGTTTGGAAAGGTGGAATAAAAGATGGCAGTACAGAACAGTTTAGCAAACAGACAGACGAAAACAGGAATGGCTGCATACCTGACGCAGGATGCAGTAAAGAAACAGATCAACAGTGTGGTTGGTGGAAAGAATGGGACAAGATTCATTTCCAGTATCGTATCAGCAGTTCAGACAACACCGGCTCTGCAGGAGTGTACAAATCCAAGCATCCTGTCAGCAGCATTACTCGGAGAAGCATTGAACCTTTCCCCGTCTCCACAGCTTGGCCAGTTCTATATGGTCCCGTTCGATAACAAAAAGAAGGGACGCAAGGAAGCGCAGTTCCAGCTTGGATATAAAGGATACATTCAGTTGGCAGAACGTTCCGGATATTACAAGAAATTAAATGTTCTTGCAATCAAAGAGGGAGAGCTGGTGAGCTACGATCCTTTGGATGAAGAAATCGAAGTAGATCTGATTGAGGATGATGTGGTCCGTGAGGAAACCCCGGCCATGGGATACTATGCAATGTTTGAGTATGAGAACGGTTTCCGTAAAACAATGTACTGGTCCAAGAAAAAGATGCTTTCTCATGCAGAAAAATATTCTCAGGCATTCAGAAAGAATGGCGGGGCGAAATCTCTGGAGCTTCTGGAACAGGGAAAGATTCCGGAAAAGGACTTATGGAAATATTCTTCCTTCTGGTTTAAGGACTTTGATGGAATGGCCATGAAGACGATGCTCCGTCAGCTGATCAGTAAATGGGGAATCATGAGCATTGATCTCCAGACAGCACTTGATAAGGACATGGCAGTCATCCATGAAGATGGAACAACAGATTATGTTGATACTCAGCCAGAGCAGGATAATGTTGTTGCTGATCAGGAGCTGCAGGAGGTGAAAGAGAACAAAAAGGAACAGCCGGCAGGAAGTATTGAAGAGGAGTTCTTCCAATAGAAAATAGTTATCTCCTTATAAATTGAACATATGTCACACACGCAACTTATAAACAATGTTTCTCCTGTACTGGATACGCTGGTCCGGTACAGGAAGAAAGGGGAAAGAATGAAATCAGTAATATTTCATGTCCCTGGCAAACCGCAGGGAAAGGCAAGAGCCAGGACTGTTTACAATAAAAACTTAAGTCACTCAGTTAGCTACACACCTGAGAATGATCTGCTGTATGAGAATCTGATCAAAGCAATGTATATCACTGCTGCCAAAGGAACAAAATTTGACAAAGACATACCGGTAGCTCTTCGAATCGTAGCAAGGTTTGAACCGCCGAAGAGTACCTCTAAGAAAAAAGTGCAGCAGATGTTGGCAGGCGAACTTCATGTCATGAAGAAACCGGATATCGATAATATAGTAAAGGTTGTAGCGGATGCGCTGAATGGCGTGGCCTACAAAGATGATACTCAGATCGTATTTGTCGCTGCAAAGAAAGCATATTCAGCCGAGGAAGGACTGGATGTGATTGTGGAGGAATATAAAGCAACAGAATAAACAGGAAGGCGGTGGCAGCGTTGCCAAGACCAAGAAAGAATGGGTTAGACTACTTTCCACTTGATGTTGATTTCCTTGACGATCCTAAAATAAAGATACTAAAAGCCAGATATGGACGAGATGGTATCGTATTTTATATCTACCTGTTATGCGAGATATATAAGCAGGGATATTACCTGCAGGTAGATGAAGATTTTGAATATATTATATCTGATGATCTAAAAATTGATCAGAACAAGGCGAAGCAGGTCTTGAACTTCTTGCTGTCACGGTCACTGTTTGATAACACACTTTTTCAGTCGGACAAGGTCTTGACCTCTGCCGGAATACAGAAAAGATTTCAACTTGCAGTCAGAGAACGAGCAAGGAAAAATCCGATAGAAGTTGGAAGGTACTGGCTTTTAAAAAAAGAAGAAACAGAACCTTTTATTAAGTGCACCCATTTTAGTGATTTATCCGAGATAAAAGAGAGTTATTCCCGGAAAAACGATTGTAATTCCGCGGAAAAATCCCTAAAGAAAAGTAAAGTAAAGAATATAGATAATATATTAGGATTCAGCCCGGAACTTGAACAGGCATTTCAGATGTATATTCTTGTACGTTCTAATAATTATGGAGACATGATACCGGAACAGATCCAGGCACTTCGAGAGGATTTGATCCAATTGAGCGATTCAGAAGTTGAACGCATTGCTATTGTTAAGAAGGCAACAGCAGGAGGATGGAAATCATTTTATAAGACACCAGGCAAGGAGAAGCAGAACAGAACAAAGAAGGCAGCAGTTAAGGACAATAACAATTTTAAGAGAAGGCAGTATGATATGGATGATCTTGAGAATCGACTGTTGGGAAGGTAGAGAAGAATGGGTGAAAGTAAAATAAGAAAATGTATTATCTGCGGACAGCTCATCACGGCAACAAGAAGATCTGCATACTGCAGTGATGAGTGCGCAGATTATGCTAGCAAAGAGCGTGCTAGAACAAAAATGCGTGAAATACAAGAGGAACATAGAAAATTTATTACAGAGACCAGGCAAAAGAAAAATATGAAGAAGCCGGGAAGAAAGTCAAAGCAGTACAGAAATGAGCTCATAAGAATAGCTGTGGAAGCAAGAGAGCATGGTATGAGCTATGGACAGTATGTTGGAATTTATGAATACCAGAAGGGGATGAAAATTTAAAATGAGTAGAATGATGGACGCAGATAAATTTCTTTCCTGGCTGAGTGAGGTCGAGGGTGAGATCAGGAAAGAGAAGATGAAAGAATGTCAGCCGGATCGGTATGATGACGGGCTGATGGCAGCAACAGGGACCGTCAGGGAGTATGTTGAGAAGATGTGCAGAATTGATGAAATGGAAAAGAAAAATGTCAAGAAAATTCTTGATGTGACATGCGGATCTAGAACAATTTGGTTCAATAAGAATCATCCTGCAGCCGTATATTGCGATATCCGTGAAGAAGAACTGACTGGAATATGGAAAAACGAATATGGACAATCTGAAAGAAAGTGTATTGTAAAACCAGATATACAGTGCGACTTTACAGATCTTCCGTTTGAGGATGAATCGTTTTGCCTGGTCGTGTTTGATCCGCCACATTTGAGATATTCCGGAGAAAATAGTTGGTTAGCAAAGAAATACGGAAGGTTGGACGAACACTGGCCAGAAATTCTACATGATGGATTTAGAGAATGTATGAGAGTTCTGAAAGAAGATGGCGTGCTGATCTTTAAATGGGCAGAGACGGACATTCCGGCGCAGAAAGTGTGGAAGGCTATAGGACGGAGACCATTATTCGGACATCATAGCGGAAAGAGGTCAAATACATTTTGGGGGTGTTATATGAAGGGACAAATCAATTAAAGCAATAGATAATGGTACCTTGACAATTGAATATTGATGGTTGGAATGGTATAATTTCCGTATAAATTAAATGTACGGGAGGTACCGAAAATGGCAATTAACAGATTAAAAATTGTAGTAAGTTTGTTGCATGAAATTGCGGATGGAAATATTCCTACGGCAGAAGATTATGGAATCACAGAACAGGATTTAAACAATATTTTGTATGAAATTCAGAAGGAGAATTTTGTGGACAATTTGAAAGTGAATTTTGATAAACATAAACAGCCGATTGTTACTACGGATCATGCTAGAATCACAATAAAAGGTATGGAATATTTAAACAATAATTCTGCTTTAATGAAGACGTATAGAGGACTAAAAGAAGTACGAGAATGGCTTCCATTTTAATGAATCATCTACCAACCATCAATATTCGGTGGTTGGTATTTTTTTACGCATTTTTAAGGAGAAAGGAACGAATTATAATGGCAAAATTTAATATTGAGGTAGAACTTGATTGGGTAGACGAGGAAACCGGATACACAATTGATGAAGAAATTAAAGAACAGGTTGTAAGTGGTGTTAAGGATGCACTTCTTAGAAAAGCAACAGATGAAGCAGTACAGAGAGTGGATAAGGCTATTGCAGATAAGATTCTTGAAGCAGAAGAAACAATTCAAGACACTGTAGACAAATTTGTTAAGACTGTATCGGAAGAAAAGATTGCAGAGATTGCGATTCCTGTAAAAGAAGATTCTTGGAGTAGCAAAGTAGCATATATACCGTTGTCTGAATATGTAGGAAAGCGGTTTGGATTGTTTCTTACAGAGAAGAGATACGATAGAGACGGACGCACTGCAAGTTATTCCAGTGACAGAAACCTATCTGCTGCCGATCTCATTACGAGACAATATTTGGAAAAAGAACTTGGTACAAAAGTAGAAAATATGATTGCTACTGCAAAAAGAGAAGTGGAAGAAAGTCTTGTGAAGTCACTGGAACAGAAATTAAAAGAGAATCTTGCGAAAGAAACGATCGAGAGAATGAATATCCCTGATGTTTTGAAGAGGTTCAGTGAGATGGCACTTGAAGATAAAGCTGAATAAATGGATGGAGAAAGAAGATGGGATGTAAACGGTTATGTATCGTAGACATAGGCAACCGGAAATGCTGTATGGAATGCGAGAAGCACGAAGAATGCAATATTCTGTGTAATGATTTGGACCAATATGAATACATGGAAGAATGCCCGGATTATGTAAAGGAGAATGAAGCCATTAAAATTGTTAAGCAAGGTGGAAGAGATGAAAAATAAAGAGCAGACAAATGCTTGTTACGGTTGCTTCGGAGCTGCAAATGGTGATTGTGATGAGTGCGCTAAGGATTGGAGTGATAAACAGTGAAACGGAGTACAGACACACGCTGGAGTCCTGCGGAGATCCAGCAGAATCAAAAAGAACATTATGCTGCTATGGCAGAACATCCACCTGATCGGAAGGCAAGCGAGAAGTTTCATCGACCAGCATACCAGGCAGGAAAGTTGATCGAAGCACAGGGGCAGCAGTTGTGGCATGGAGATGTAGCAGAGTATATCGCAAGAAAATTAGGAATTAAGAGTGGAGGCGATACCGTTGGAGATGAGACTGGAAGAGAACAATGTGAAGAACGAGAACAACCGGAAAAAAGAGTATCTGAGAGGATACAGAGCCAACAGAAGACGAATCAGCAGAATTGACGATGAGGTAAGAGAACTTAGGGAACTTGCAGAATCTACGAAAGCAACAGACTATTCGGGGATGCCTAATGGAAGTGGGAATCAGAAAGATTTGTCAGATGAACTGGCAAGAATAGATTCACTGGAGAAAAAACTTGAGATAGAAAAGAGCAAATGTATCGAATCGTATATATCCATTGAGAATCAGATTAAGACAGTAAAGAATGAGGACGAGAATGATGTATTGTTTTATAGATACGTGAAAGGACTTCGATGGTGGGAAATTGCTGAAAAGATGGACTGTACTGAAAGATGGGTGCATAAGTTGCATGGAAAAGCGCTGGAACATTTGAAAACACCAAAATGATTTACTACAGTTCCTTGAAGTTCAGTATAAATGTGTGAGAGAATTACAATGAGCCTGAGGCGGAAAGCTGATGGCTCGTCCTCTCTTTGTATAAAACCCAAGAAGCACCTGCACAGGGATGTGTGGGTGTTTTTCTATTGTATAATGTCGGGATTTGGGATATTATGGAAGTAGGGTTCTTATACGTATGGAGGGAAAATTATGGCTCAGATGTATTTTTACAAATTTAATATTAATGCTGAAATCTACAATGTATATAAGGATGAAACATTGCAGGAAAAAATATTGAATCAGGTATTTGAAAAGCTTGATTCAGATATGACATATGAATATGGGTTTGAAGAAGATGAGCAGGATAAAATGATTGAGTACAAATTTTGTGATTTGTTAAAAAGTTCAGAGGATTTAGCAATTACAGGAAGGCTTGTAAAAATTTATGATGGTGAAGTAGAAAGTTATGATAGAAAAAATGACACTGTGACTCAAGTTTATGAAGAAGATAGAGCGGCAAGTGCAACATTTTATTTCGATATTTTGAATGAAGAGATTGCATTTATTACAAGACAAGGGTTTGGTTATTTACAATTTGGAACATATTTTTTAAAATTGTTAGAACAAAAATTCCCTGAAGGATCATTTGCACTTATTTTGGAAAAGAATATTGGAGAGTTAAAAAGCAAACTGTATGCTATGAATAGGGTTTTAAAAGTTACATGTGCTATGATTCCACCAAATGCAAATGAAGCAGAATTTACAACACTTCTTGGAGCGAGTGTTGATGAATTCAAAGAAACAGGTGCAACAAAATATGTCCAGAGTATGGAAATTCCTGCTAAAGGGAAAAATAGCATAAAAGTAAAAACACGTTTTTTTAACAGGCTGCTTTATGCATTGGGTAAAGGATATGCAGATATGGTAGTAGAGGGGAGAAACAAAAACAATGAAAAGATAACATTGAACAGCGATGAGGATGCACCGTATAAACTGCCTATTCCGGAAAGCGAAAAAGATTCGATATCTGCTTTTAGAGAACATGGAAAATGCAATCTTTCAATCTTGTTGAAAGACAAAGCTTTAATACAGATGCAGGATAATGGTGAGGTGAATGGAGATAAGGAAGAATAGTATTGAAAATTATTTTAGCAGTAAGAAGACAACGTTTTGGGGGTTATTGAAGTCTACGAAAAAATGGAAAGAAATATACAATCAAACGGAATCAATAATTTCTTTAATAATTACAGTGATAGTAATGATTATTTTGTGTATTGTATATAAAAAAAGCACATTTGAAGATTTTATGGAAATGCTAAAAACATTAGATATGTTTTTGATAGAATCATCTGTTGGAATGTTAGGTTTTATAATTAGTGGATTGGCAATCTTTACGGGTACAATAACGAATAAGTTAGTGAAGAATGTTGATACAGATCAAAAAATAGATTCTCTGATTGGAATTTTATTTAGTTTTTATTTTATTGGGATGGTAATCGGGATAAGTATATTTTTTTATGTAATTGTATACATTTTCTTAACTTCAAATTATTTATTTACATTAAAAAGAATGGTTGGAGTAGGGAGTATATGTTCATATTTATATGCATATATGATTTTTTATTCTATATCATTGCTGGGAACATGTATTAGATTATTTTTTGTAAGTTACAAATATTCGAGAGATGAATAGAAGCATAACTATAAAGGCACCCTCCGGGGTGCTTTTCTAATACTCAAAACTCGGACCATTAGTTCAGTGGTAGAACATTCGCCTCATAAGCGAAATGTCGTAGGTTCAATCCCTACATGGTCCATGAAATAAACCAGAATTGAAGGTGGTGAAGTGGCAGGATATGAAAACATAAGAGGTGCAAATGAGAAGAGAACCCCGGAAGAGCGCCGGGAATTAGCAAAAAAGGCGGGAAAAGCGAGCGGTCAGGCAAGACGCAGGAAGGCAGACTTCCGGAAGACCTTAAACCTGCTGCTTACTGCCGAAATAGATAATGAAGAATGGAAGCCGGTTTTGGAGTCACTTGGTGTTGAGTGTACTTTGGAATCGGCTTTGCTTATGGCGCAGATCAAGATGGCACTGGCGGGAGACACACAAGCTGCGAAGTTTGTAGCACAATATTCCGGACAAAGCGCCAGAGCCGAGGAAGATCTGGAAAATAAGAAAGCAGATACAGAACTGATCAAGGCAAGAAAAGAAGCTATTACTGGTGAAAATGAGAATGATGAAGCACTTGATCGACTGGATCAGATCCTGAAAGAGGTGCGGGACAATGCAATTAAGCAAGAAACAGAATGAGTATATTGTGAACGCAACTCATAGATGGAATATTAAGTCTGGTGCGGTACGTTCTGGAAAGTCCTACGTTGATACGGCTTTTGTGGTTCCTTTTCGTATTCGGGAAAGAACTGGTAAGCCGGGACTCAATGTTATTCTTGGTGTATCAAAAGAATCGATTGAGCGAAATATGCTACAGCCAATGCGCGAGATCTATACAAACAAGCTGATCGGACAGATCAATAACCGAAATATGGCGCATATCTGTGGCGAAGAGGTATATTGCCTGGGAGCTGAAAAAGTCAGTCAGGTGGCGAAGATCCAGGGTTCCAGTATCAAGTATTGTTATGGTGATGAGGTTGCTAAATGGAACAAAGAAGTGTTCCAGATGTTAAAATCTCGTCTGGATAAGCCGTATTCGTGTTTTGATGGATCCTGCAATCCGGAGCACCCCACACACTGGCTGAAAGAGTTCTTGGACAATGATAAATTAGATATTTATCTGCAGAAATATACGATATTTGACAATCCTTTTTTACCTCCGAAATATGTGGAGGAGCTCTGTAAGGAGTATGAGGGTACGATTTATTATGACCGGTTAATCCTCGGGCTCTGGAAGCGTGCAGAAGGAGCGATCTATAAACGTTTTGCAGATAATCCGGATGCTTACAGATGTGAGGTGCTGGATGAACTTGCAAGTGACGTAGAATATAAGCAATTCAAAAAAACAGATATTGTATCGATAGAGATCGGACTTGACTTCGGAGGAAATCAGTCCGGTCATTCTTTTGTTGCCAGAGGGTACACAGATGATTATACAGATGTGATTGCAGTAATGTCTAAGAGAATCATGGCGAAGGATTCAGAGGAAGACATTGATAGCAATAGGCTTGATGAGCTGTTTTGTGATTTTGTTCAGGAAGTAATAGATAAATACGGAGTAATCGCAAAAAGCGGTAATTACGTGGAGTATTGCAACGTAGAATCTGTTTATTACGACAACGCGGAAACCGTCCTTGGTAATTCTATCCGGAATGCAGTAGAAAAAAGGTTTCCGTGGATTACAGTCAGAAAGGCAAGGAAAGCAGCGATTATTGACCGGATCCGTTGCACGGTAAGGCTTATGGGAGCGGGAAGGTTCTGGATAACAGACGATTGCAAGTCCCTGCAGACAGCATTTTCTGATGCGGTATGGAACAAAGATGTAACGGACAAGGATGAGCGTCTGGATGATGGCAGCACCGATATTGATAGTCTGGATGCATTTGAGTATACGATAGAAAGAGATATGAAGGACCTGATAGAAGAGGTGGAAGATGTTTGATGGATTAAAAAGACTATGGGGAAGGATAGTGAGCATGTTTAATTATACGACCTTAAAAAATATAATCGGCAAAGATGTGGCGCTGTCACAGACCATGATCGATGCCATCAATAAATGGAAAAAGATGCTGGTTGGGAATGCGGACTGGTGCAGCGATATTGTAGAGTCTTTGAAGCTGGAAGAGGGGATTTGCCGTGAGTTCGCAGATTCCGTTTTAGTGGAGATGGAAGCCAAGATCCTGAATAATGACAAGATGGACAGAGTCCTTCAGAAGAGTCTGTCGGATATGAACAAGAAGCTGCAGACCGGTCTTGCTCTTGGAGCAATGATTCTCAGACCACTTGGTCCGGATAAGGCAGAGTATGTTGCAGCAGATAAGTTTATTCCAATCAGCTTTGACGATAGCGGTATTCCAAATGACATTGCTTTTCTGGTTGTAAAGTGTGTTGGTGAGAATAATTACTACACAAGAGTTGAGCGACATTATTTTACAAATGGGAATCTGACAATTGAGAATAAATGTTATCATTCGCAGAGCCAAAATGATATTGGTCAGAGCTGCAGCTTGGATGAAGTTGCAGAGTGGGAAAGCATTCTTCCAGGTCCGATCATTTATCCCGGCATGATTGAAATGGATTTCGGCTATTACCAAAATCCAATTGAGAACAAAGTAGATGGTTCTTCCTGTGGCGTATCTGTGTATGAATCAGCAGAGAATCTGATCAGAAAAGCGGATGTACAAGGAGCGCGATTGGATTGGGAATATGATTCCGGAGAACGTGCAATCCATGTGGACGATAGAGCACTTAAGAAAAAAGGAGGAAACACTTATCTTCCAAGACTTAAGAAACGTCTGTATAAAGGACTTAATCTTGAAGATGGAAAAGATAAGGATCTGTACAAAGAGTATTCTCCTGAAATGCGAGATGAAGCATTCAGAAGAGGTCTGGAAGAATACAAACGAGAAATCGAATTTAATGTCGGTCTTGCCTATGGAGATCTGTCTGACGCACAGGAAGTGGATAAGACAGCTACAGAGGTACTTGCTTCCAAGACAAGAAAATATAACCGTGTCACAGCGATTCAAGACAAGCTGGAAGAATGTCTGAATGGATTTGTAAACGCCCTGGCTTTTTACAATGGCTCTTATATGTCCGGAGTGGAATTTACCTGTGAGTTTAATGATTCAATTCTGGCTGATGAAGAATCTGAGAGGCAGCAGGACAGGCAGGATGTGAGCATGGGTGTCATGAGCCTGCTTGAGTACCGAATGAAGTGGTACAACGAGGACGAAGAAACTGCAAAATCTAAGATTCCGGAGCAAAATCAGGTGATTGAGTAATGCGAGATGATTATAAGAATCAGATGGTCGGTAAGATTGCTGAAAGATATCAAGACTTAGAACTTCGAATCATGCAGGATATTGTTCGCCGGATCAAGAAGACTGGAAAGATTACAAGCACAGCAGACTGGCAGATTAATAGGCTACGGATTTTAGGATATTCTTCAGAGGATATTGAACGAGAAATCAAGAAGACATTGAATGCTTCTTATCCAGAGATGTTCGAGTTATATGACAAGGTGATTGATTGGGAATATGTCAGGAATAAGGACATATATGAGCAGATTAATGCTGAGTACATACCATTCGCAGAGAATGGACAACTCAAGCAGATTACAGAGGCAATCATAGATCAGAGTTTTGAAGATATGGAGAATGTAACGAATTCGTTAGGATTCTATTTGGATTATGGGAATGGAAAGAAAGTTATAACCCCATTATCACAGGTGTACACCAAATATCTCGATTCAGCATGCTATGATATTGTGACCGGAGCATTTGATTACAACAGTGTGTTGCGTAGAGTTGTGACTCAGCTCACCAATAGCGGACTTCGACAGATCGATTATTCCTCCGGAAGAGCCAATCGGGTTGATGTAGCTGCAAGGAGAGCTGTCATGACGGCAGTCAGCCAGATTACCGGAAAGATATCAGAGTACAATGCAAAAAAGCTTGGAACAGAATATTTCGAAGTTGAGTGGCATGCCGGAGCACGTCCAACTCATTCCGTGTGGCAGGGAAGAGTTTGGAAGGAAGAACAGTTGTATTCGGTATGTGGTCTTGGAACAGTAACGGGTCTCTTGGGTGCTAACTGTTATCATACATATTATCCGTTCTTTCCTGGTATATCTGAGCGTAATTGGTCTGATGATTGGTTGGACGCAAAGAATGAGGAAGAGGCAGAACCTAAGACGTTTGACGGCAAAGAGTATACCCTGTATGAAGCAAAACAAAGGCAACGCCAAATGGAGACAGCCATGAGGGCACAGCGTGAAAAAGTCAAATTATTGCAGGATGGTGGTGCTGATCAGGACGAAGTCATTCTGCACAAAGCGAAATATCAAGGGCAGCTTAACGAGTATTCCCGGTTCTGCAGGAAGATGGGTCTCACGGAAGAGCGTGAGCGTATTTATCTGGACATGAAAGGGAGAGTTGCGCCAGATGCAAGAAAAATGTCGTTAAATGATACGAGTGACAAGTGGAAGCGTGCAGCGAGATCAGAGCTTAAGAAAGATGAAAAATCATTGTCATGGCGAGAAAAAGAAACGGCAGTTATATATGATTCAAATGGAAAATATCTGTTCACAAAACGGGGGGATGAAAGAAGTGTAAGTTTTACAAAGTCAGAAATCAAAAAAATGAAGAATTGTATTGTTTCACATAATCACCCGTCTGGAGCATCGTTTTCTCTGGCGGATTGGACAGTCTTTAAAAGAGCTAAGTTGCAAGAACTTAGAGCCATAGGGGAAGACAAGGTTTATTATATTCGAGTCGGTGAAAAAGCTGAACAATTATGGAATATGCCTGATGATGACTTTATTGAGCTGTATGAGGATATACGAAAGAAAATACGAAAAGAGTATCATAATTTGTACAAGAGTGGTAAAATAAATAAAAAAGAACGATTGCTACTGAGTTCCGATGAGTACAATAGGATTATCGCTGAGAAAGTAGGAGTAAAGTATGGAAAAGAATATTTCTAGGTCTGAAAAGAAAGTTAATATTTCTGAGATGCCACCAGGCAAAAGTTTTGATGATTATACAGATGATACAATTTTTGTTTTAGACGATTCAGATGATGACAATTGGGAAGAAGAGGAAAATATAGATTAGTTACCACCAGTCAATATGACCGGTGGTATTTTTATACTCATTTTTAAGAAAGGATAAGGTAAACAGTATGAAATTTGAAGAAGCATTAAAAGCAATGAAGCATGGGGCAAAGGTAAAACTTCCAGGTTGGAACGGTTACTGGTGTTGGGATGATGAAAAACAGACGATTATGATTCATTGCAGACCAAAAGATTCCGATAAAGGACAGGGAGAAGTCCTTGATATCCGTGAAACGCAGAGAGTGGAATATACTTTCATGCACACACAGAGAGACGATTGGATGATTGCTGATGAAGAAAATTGTGGTGTTCTCGGCGGTCAGTCAACATTTGGATTCGGAGATGCTATTCGTTATCTGAAAAGAGGACTTAAAGTAGCTCGTAAAGGTTGGAATGGTAAGAAGCAGTACATTCAGCTTGCTACTGGGATTTCTTACAAGACAGCAGACGGAGAGATTGTAAACTGTGAACATGATGCTATCGGAAACATGGCTATTTCATTTGTCGGAACATCAGGAGTGCAGATGGGATGGCTCGCAAGTCAGGCAGATATGCTTGCAGAAGATTGGGTATTTGCAGAACAGGAGGATTAATCATGATTATTACAGGAATGGCGCATTTTGAGAGTGTTGCACAGAAGAAACTTGTTGAATGGTACCACAAGAACAAACCAGAGGTTCAGATTGACCTCGGAAATGTATTCGTAGTATGGTCATGCAAAACACTCCAGAATTACAAGTGTCTTGCATCAACTACAGTCAGTGGTGATGGTATCTATGCAGAGTACACATACAATGGTGACAAACAGGAGTTGTATGAAGATGTGTATGAGAAATTAACTAATACATGTCACGTAGAAGAATAAATGGATAATTCTAGCGCACAGAAATGCGTGCTATTTTTATGCCCTGCCATAAGGCATTAAACTGGACAACTACCCGGCCGGAGGTCTAGCCGGCTATATCCCATACCGCTGAAAGAGCGGTCAATAAAATATTTCAGGAGGAATGTAACGATGAAAAATATTCATGAGATTTTGAAAGAGTATGGACTTGAGCTTCCAGCAGATAAGAAGGCAGCGTTTGACAAGGCTTGGAAAGAAAATTATCGCACTAAGAGCGAGTATGACAATGCAGTTTCCCAGAGAGATAATTATAAGAGTTCCCTGGATGATGTGAACGCCAAGCTGAAAGAGTTTGAAGGTGTGGATGTAAAAGATCTGCAGGGACAGATTACAAAGCTTCAGGGAGATCTGAAAGCGAAAGACGATGAATATGCAGCTAAAGAAGCAGACCGCATGTTCATGGAATCTATTAAAGAGGCAGTCAAAACTGCAGGTGGAAGGAATGAAAAGGCTGTGATCGCGATGCTAGATATTGATGCTCTGAAAGAATCCAAGAATCAGTCCGATGATATCAATAAGGCCTTAGAAGATGTGAAGAAGTCTGATGGGTATCTGTTCGGAAAAAATGAACCAATTAACAATGCAGTAGGCGGTACTGGTGGAAGTGGCGGAGCTGATATCGGTGGAGACGATGTGTCAGCTATTCGAGCTGCTATGGGACTGCCGGAAAAGAAATAAGAAAAGAGGTAGAAAAGCATGGCGAATGCAATTGAATTAAGAAAACAGTATTCAACACTTTTGGATGAGGTGTATAAATTATCATCGCTGACAGCTGTACTGGATGGACCGAACGAATTGGTTAGAGAAGGAGCAAATGCAAATGAGATTCTGATTCCGAAAATGTCTATGCAGGGACTCGCGGATTACAACAAAAACACAGGTTATGTGGCAGGAGATGTGACTCTGGACTACGAAACAAAGAAATGTGCTTACGACAGAGGTCGTATGTTTAATGTGGATGCAATGGACAATATTGAATCAGCTGGTATTGCATTTGGACGTCTTTCAGGAGAATTTCTTAGAACTCAGGTTGTACCGGAGTTGGATGCATACAGATTAGCAGCTTATGCACAGATCGCAGGTGTCACAACTGTAAAGGGAGTCCTCGCCAATGGAAAGGAAGCTCTTGCAGCACTCAGAGCCGCAAGAGGAAAAATTGAAAATGCAGAGGCAAATCTTGCAACATGCTATCTGTTCATTAATCCGACGGTATATGGAATGATCGAAGATCTTGATACGACTGCATCAAAGAAAGCAATCGAAGGATTTGCAGGAATTGTGAAAGTTCCTTCAGGAAGATTCTATAGTAAGGTAAAGTTGAATGCTTCTGGCGCAGGCGGATTTGCGAAAGATACAGGCGGAGTTGCAATGAATTTCCTGATTGTTGATAAGCAGTCAGCAATTCAGTATCAGAAGCATACGGTTTCCAAGATTATTTCACCAGATCAGAACCAGAATGCAGATGCTTGGAAGTTCGGATACAGAACAGTTGGAATCGCAGAGTGCAAAGACAACAAGAAAGATGGTATCTATGTCCATACAGCAGCTGAATAAGAGGTGATGTCATGAATGTGACATATGAGTATTATATGAATTCTTTTGGCGGTTCTTTGATTCCAGAGAACTGCTGGAATTTCACGGAAATTAAAATGAGTGCCAGACTGAACAGATACACATTTGATCGAATGAATGAGGGAGACTGGCCAGAAAAGGCAAAGACGGCACTTTGCGAGATGTGTGATTGTGCATACAAATATGAGGAACGCGACGGGAAGACATCAGAGAATAATGATGGATATTCTGTATCGTATGATATAGGCAAGTCGTTAGATGCAATGTTGTATGAAATTGCAGAGATATATCTGATTAACACAGGACTCATGAGTTTGGCGGTGGATGATGATGATAACGAATGCAACGATTACGATCTATAACAGGAAACGTGGAGATAAGGATACCTATGACACGTGGAATCGAACAGTTCTGCGTGACGTTCACGTGTATATCGATCACAAAACGGCATTGACTGAATCAGGGTTGAAAGAGTGCAGATGTTTACAAGATCCGTATTCCGGAAGAAGTGGAGAATGCGGATCGGTACCTTCCACCGGAAGAATACGAGAGGTCGGAAACTTCGGAAGAATATTGGACAATCCAAAACGATGACCAGATTGTTATCGGAGAATGCGAGATGGAGATCGAGAAGCCTTCCAATCTGACGGCAGTATCTCAGAGACACTGCAAGGTTAACAGCTGGTCAGATAACCGGTTCGGATCAATACCTCACTGGAGGGTTGGAGGTGAGTAGATGGCTGGCAAGAAAGCATTTTCAATTAATACGCCGAGAGGGCGTGTGATCACAGTAACAGGTGAAGATGGGTCCGTAACAGCCAAGCTGGAATGGAATCCTGCATTTGCAAGCCAGAAGGCACAGAGTTTTTCAAAAGCGCAGGAATTTGTGGATTCAGAGTGCCTGCGCTATATGAATCCACTGACTCCGAGAAGAACCGGGATGCTGATCAAGTCCGGGACACTTGGAACTGTGATCGGTTCCGGATCTATTGAATACCTGTCACCATATGCCCGCCGGCAGTATTACGAGCACAGATCAAAAGCACGATGGTTTGAAACCATGAAGGCGAGCAAGAAAGATGTGATTAGGAAAGGAACTGAGAAACTTGCAGGAGAATAAGAGAAAGCCGATTATTGAAAGCATCCGTGAGTATGTGATGACTTATCCGGATATTGATAACCGGAAGATCAATATTGATTATCTTGGTGATGGAATGGAATATTCCATTGATCCGATCGGAGCAGATCCCATTTATAAGAAATATGTGGATGGAAGCTGCCTGAAGCAGTTCCAGTTCGCTCTGACAAGCAAAGAAGCTTATGACGGTGATGCCCGGACGGGAATCGCCAACAGCGGATTTTATCAGCAGTTTGAAGAGTGGACAGAACAGAATAATTTGAATGATATTGTCCCGGAGCTGGACGATCACGATGCCATCAGGGTGGAAGTGATGCAGTCCGGCTATTTGTTCAGCACAGAGGTTGATCTGGGACGGTATCAGATGATATGCAGATTGATTTATAAGTAAGGAGTGTGAAGAAATGGCAAGTGAAAAAATGTTAGTTGGCAGACATAAGAGAGTGGCTTTTATGGACGCTGACGGATCAGGAAAGACATTTACCAGAATGACGGGATTTACATCGCTGTCGGATGGAAAGAACTCGACAGAGTACAGCCGGCAGTATGTGGATGAGGCGTCTGAAAGAAGTGACGTAGTCGGTTATGCACCGGCAATCGATTACGAATTTGACCGGTATACCAATGATCCGGTACATGAAAAGATTGCAGCAATTACTGACGATGAGATTCTCGGAACAGAAGCGCAGGTTGATATTGTGGTGGTAGATCTGTTTGAACAGAAGACATCGGAAACAACTTGTACTGCACGAAAGAGAACATGGAGTGTAATTCCGGACACGGAGGGTGACGGAACGGACGCGCTGATCTACAAAGGAAGTTTTAAAGCAGCCGGAGAGATCACAAAGGGTACTGCCACCACTACAGACGGATGGAAGACCTGTACATTCAGTGCCGACGCAGAATAAAGAAGAAACAGGAGAGTGAGCCTATGAGCCTTTGGAAATTTGGAGATTTTGAAGCAGAAGTAGATTTTACAGATGCAGATTTTTTAGATGTGCTGGACGAAGCAAAAGCGGCAATGTTTGATGCAAATAAAAAGGTTCCCATAACTGGAAAGCAGAGCGATATTATCCGCGCACAGTGTGCATGTTTTTATGTGTTCTTCGATACCCTGTTTGGCGAGGGAGCAGGGGAGCGGATCCTTTGCGGAAAGAACAGCATTAAGCTGTGTAACGAAGCGGCTGAATCATTGTTAGACTTTGAAACAGCAGAAGCAAAGAAACTGGACGATAAATATGATAAGTATGTACCAAATCAAAATACAACGCAGCAGTTCCCGCATCCGCAGTCACAGCCAAATGGAAACCGTCAGCAGAGAAGAAACTACCAGAAACAGTATGGTAAGGGAAAATATTCCAATACCGGAAGGTAGCAGAGCATGAATATTTTATATGAGCAGTTTCCGGAAGAAGTCAAGGTGAACGGGGAGTACTACCCGATTGTGACAGATTTTCGTGAATGGATCCGTTTTACGGAGTTGGTTGAAGACGACTCGGTTCCGTGGCGGATTAAATGCGGACTTCTGTTGCAGTGGTATCTGGAGCAGATTCCGGAAGACATTGAAGCTGCGATTTATGCGCTCGGAGACTTCCTGATGTGCAAAAGGATGTACCGGGATGACATGGAAGACGAAGAGGAAGAGCAGCAAAAAAGTGGGAAGCCGGTATTTTCTTTTTCAGAGGATGCCGGCTGTATTTATGCAGCATTCCGGGAAGCGTATGGAATTGATTTGCAGCAGATCGACTATATGCACTGGTGGGAGTTCCGGAGCCTGTTTGACTGGCTGCCGGATAATACCGAGATTAAACAACGGATCATGTACCGTTCGATTGATCCTGGAACAATCCGGGATAAGGACGAACGCAAACGGATCAAGAAGATCCAGAGAGCTGTTGCCTTGAAAAAGAAACAGCGGAAACTGGATGATTATGAGATTGGAGATATGTTCTCATGATGGAAATTAAAATACCGACACGGCGTGAGTGGTATCCGTGTCCGTACTGCGGGCAGCATCTGTTTGTTTACACAGATACTGCAGTGTGCAGCGGACTGTATGTGAAATGCCGCAAATGCCGACGGGAGGTGGAGATAAAAATTAAGAAGTAAGCACTTGTGAGCCCCTGAGCCGTGCTATCAGAAAGGATGATAGTATGGCAGATGGATATTTGAATTTTGATACCAGAATCAATGAGAGTGGGTTTAACAAGGGCATTTCAAATCTGAGTAAGATTGCGACTACCGGATTAGGTGTTGCCGTTGGAAATGCGATTACCAAGGTTGTCGATAAAGTCGGATCAATCGGAACGGCAGCCGTTAAAGTTGGGATGAACTTTGAAGCGGAGATGTCGAAGGTTTCTGCGATATCCGGGGCAACTGGAGAAGATTTTCAGAAATTAACAGATAAAGCCAAGGAAATGGGAGCCAAGACAAAGTTCTCTGCTACAGAATCAGCACAGGCTATGGAATACATGGCTATGGCAGGCTGGAAGACGCAGGACATGGTAGATGGTCTGAAAGGGATCATGGACCTTGCAGCTGCATCGGGAGAAGATCTGGCAACAACCAGTGACATTGTTACGGATGCGCTGACCGCTTTTGGACTGAAAGCTTCTGATTCTACCCATTTCGCAGACGTTCTGGCAAAAGCTTCATCAAATGCCAATACAAACGTGGCAATGATGGGAGAAACGTTTAAATACGTTGCGCCGGTAGCCGGGGCGCTGGGATATTCCGTAGAAGATTGTTCGGTTGCCATTGGTCTGATGGCAAATTCTGGAATCAAGGCAAGTCAGGCGGGTACTTCATTAAGACAGATGCTTAGCCGTCTGGCGAAACCTACGGATGAAGTACAGGGCGCAATGGATCAGCTGGGCGTATCCTTGACAGATTCGGCGGGCAATATGAAGTCGCTGGATACGGTCATGGGTGACTTGCGAAATGGATTCAAAGGTCTTTCTAAAGCAGAGCAGGCACAGTTGGCAACCTCACTTGCTGGCCAGGAAGCAATGTCTGGTCTGTTGGCAATCGTAAATGCATCGGATGGAGATTTCGATAAGCTGAAGGATTCCATTTACAATTGCAAGGATGCAGCAGCAAACATGGCTGCAGTTGCGCAGGACAATCTGGCTGGTCAGATCACCAGTCTAAAATCCAAAGCAGAAGGTCTTGGGATTGCATTTTATGGATCCATCCAGGAACCGCTTAAAGAGCTTGCATCTGTAGGTGTGAAAGCTCTGGAAGATTTGAATAATGCGTACGCCTCTAACGGATTTGTTGGTTTTATCAATGAAATCGGCAATAAAGTGCCGCTTTTACAGGGATTTACTGATGCAATAGCCGGACTTGCCGAGAAAACAAAGGGCATGAGTACAGAGGAGCTCATGAATCTTGGTAAGACCGCGGCAGTTCTTGCAGGGGCGGCGCCGGCATTAAGTGTACTTGGAAAGAGTGCGGGAACGTGCGGTGTTATTCTGAACAGCTTAGGCGATATAAGCGGAGGCGTTTTTGCAAAGCTTGGCAAGATGCCGGGCAATCTGAAAAGCCTTGGCGCGAGCATGAAATCTGGGGCAAAAGTATTTGGAAATGTGAAGGATGCAATCCTTCTTCCGTTTAATGATTTAGCCCCGAAGCTTACCGGAGTATTCCAAAAGGCTTTAGGAACAGTCAGTACTGGTCCAATCGGAAAGATTGTAAGTGATTTTGCTGAGATACCGAAAGGGATTATTTCTGCTTTTGGAAAAATCGGTCCTGGATTAGCCAAAACATTCCCGAAAGCTACAGCTGCACTGAAAAGTTTTGGAAGTTCTATAAGCAGTACCTTTGGTGTGATCGTAAACGGCGCAAAAGGATTCGGTTCGCTTCTTGGCGGTGCGTTTGGTTCTGTTTTGTCGAAAGTGTCTGGATTTGGAAGCCAGCTTATGAGCTATCTCGGAATCATTGGAAATGCGTTTGTACCAATTCTTTCAAAAGTAGCCGGTTTCATTCCATCATTTATTAGTCTTCTTAATTTCGGTGCAGTTGCAGCCGTTGTGGTAGCCGGTCTTGGACTGGTTTACAGTCAGTTTGGTACACAGATTGATCAAATCCTGCTTATGGTGCAGACCAAAGGACCGGAGATCATATCCAACTTTGGAGCCGGGATCACAGCAGCGCTTCCGGGATTGATTTCATCTGGTGCAACCCTGATACTGGGATTGATGAATGCGATTACAGCAAATCTACCATCGCTTATTTCTGTAGGCGCAAGCATCATAGCAACATTAGTAAGCAGTCTGGGCGCACAACTTCCGCAGTTAATTCCGGCAGCGGTACAGATGATCCTGACTCTGGTTGAGTCGCTGATCAGTAATCTTCCGCAGTTAATAACTTCCGGATTACAGTTAATGGAAGGCTTGGCACAGGGAATTGCAAACGCGATTCCGCAGGTGGCAGCGAAAGCACCGGTTATCATCGGCAAGCTGGCATCTACGATTATCACGAATTTGCCACAGATCTTGCAGACAGGTGTGAAGATTATCACTCAGCTTGCTGTAGGACTGGTACAGGGAATCCCTTCCTTACTCGGAAAGATTCCGTCTATGATAAGTCAGATCAAGAGTGCATTTACCAGTGTAAACTGGGGCAGTGTTGGCCTCAATATTATTGAAGGAATTGCAAGTGGTATTGCAGGTGCTGTAGGACATCTTATAAGTGCGGCAACTTCAGCGGCAAGTAGTGCATTAGACGCAATTAAGTCAAAACTTGGCATTCATTCACCATCTCGTGTATTTCGGGATCAGGTTGGTAAGATGATGGCACTTGGAATGGGAATCGGATTTGAGAAGAACCTTCCAGTCGGATCCATGAGTGCCGGAGTACAAAAGGCAGTTCAGAGTCTGCAGAGAAGTGTGCAGATTACAACATCAGTCAACCCGGACAAAACAGTCGGAGGAATCACCAGTAATCCACTCTATAAGAACCAGGGATTTGATTATGATAGATTGGAACGTATTCAGAGGAAGATAGCGAAAGAAAATGGCAATAAGCCAATCTTCCTGGATACAAAACGGATAGACAGACCATTACCGAAAGGAGCAGTACCACAGGTATGATAGTGTATTATGAAAATGTAAATGGTGAAAAACTGAATCTCTTAAAAGCTCCTTTTAGAACAACGAAAACCGACTGGTTCGATGCGGACTGGTCGGAGTCATCGGAAGGATATGAGAAGACTGTAACGCTTGACGTATTTGGAAAGCGAGAAGAATTTCAGAAAAATATGGAACAATTATATCGGATCATTGCGGTTGATGCAGAAAGTGATTCCTATGGCAGATTATATGTAAATGGAGCTTATTTACGATGCAGGATATTAAAATCGGCAAAGGAAGGATGGAAAGGTTACGTCTATTCCGAGGTGGAACTTACCTTTCAGGCACCGGAGCTTGTGTGGGTGGTAGAAACTGGAAAACAATTCTTTCCACAGCCCGAAGAAGAGGCAGCTGCAGGTATTGATTTTCCGTATAATCATCCGTTCGACTTTGCAGGAGTGAAGCGCGGGACCGCTGTGTGGGAAGTAGAGCATATTATTCCGAGTGATTTCCAGATGATTATCTACGGACCATGCGTGAATCCAAGAATCTTAATCAATGATTATCCTTATGAGGTATTTGTGACACTGGAACGAAATGAATATCTTGTGATCGACAGCAGATCTTGTAAGGTTATGAGATATTTATCAAATGGAACTGTGCAGAATGCATTTAATGAGAGAGCGCTGGAACATAGCATATTTGAGAAAATTCCTTCCGGGCTTTTAAATATCAACTGGTCGGGAGACTTTGGTTTTGATTTGACCTTATTTTTGAACAGGAGGGAGCCGCCGTGGTAACACTGGCAGATAAGAATCTACATGAGATTGGATATGTGAAAGATGCTAATTTTACTGCAGATGTGAATGGAGAGTACGAGTTTTCAGTTCAGATCGCAAGATCAAACTGGTATCCGGAATTGAACTTTTCCAGTTATATATACATTGTTGGTACAGAATATGGTGGAATTATCGGTGAGATCCTGACGGATACCACACTTGATTATGTGGAAGTGAAAGGGATCACCTGGCGTGGATTTTTGCAGTACAAAGTGATTGAGCCGCCGGCAGGATCTGATTACAAGAAAGTAACAGGGGAAATACATCAGGTTATGAAAGCATTGATTGAACCGGAGTTTAGTGGCTTGTATGTAGTGTCTTCCAAGAATACAGAAATCACGGTCAGTAATTATCTGTTTGACCGCTACTGTACCTTGCTTGCAGGGATTAGCAAGATGCTGAAAAGCAAAGAGTATAGGTTGAACATCCGGTTCCTTCGGGAGCAGGGAGAACCGGGATATCTGCTGATAGAAGCAGTTCCTGTTGTAGATTATTCAAAAAAACTGGAACTGTCGAAAGACATGCGGCTGAATTATACAATGGATGATAAGCGGAATGGAGTGAATCATCTGATCGTAGCAGGAAAGGGAGAACTTCAGGAAAGAAATGTATTCCATCTGTATGTACAGAAAAACGGTAGTATTGGAAAAGAAAAATATTATACCGGGCTGGATGAAATCACGGAGGTGTACGAAAATACATCAACGGAGACGGATGAACTTGAGAAAAATGCAATTGAACGACTTCAGGACCGAATGAATAAGAAGACATTCAAAATGGATGTTGCAAGTCTTGGACTTCAGGTCGGTATTGGAGATATCGTAGGAGGCAGAGATTACCTGACCGGGATGTATATGTCAAAGCCTGTAAAGAACATCATCTATGAAATCACAAATGATGTAGAATCAATTACTTATAAATTGGAAGGAGAAGATGAAGAATGAAAATTGTATCTGGAAGAACCGGATCACCCCATGTGACTTCGCAGCAGTTCCGGCAGATGCTGGAAGGAATACTGGGACAGGACAGTTATATTCTCACGAGCGGAGAAAACTTAAAGCCAGAATTGAGTTCCAATAATCTGCTCAAGATCCGGAGCGGGATGATGTGCCATCATGGATGTATTTCCTGTGTGGAAATCGGAACTTATGATGAGGTCACTCTGACGAATGGATCACATGGAATGCAGAGAATTGACCTCGTGGTAAACCGGTATACCAGGAATACGGAGACAGAGGTTGAAAAATGCGAATGGAAGGTGATCACCGGGACAGCAAAGGCGAGCAGCCCAGCAGTTCCGACATATACGAAGGGCAATCTTCAGGAGGGAGATCTTGTAGATGAGTGTCCGGTATTTGAAATTCACTACAATGGAATCAATGTTACGGAGGTGAAGAGCCTGTTGAGTGTAGCGGGATCACTTGCTGAATTAAATGGCAAATTGTCGAAGAAAGTAGATACTACTACTGTAGGAGTAGAAATTCCTGAATCATTTACAGGACAGTATCTTAATTCAGCACCAATCTATCAGAAAATGATAAATATTGGAACATTACCGAATAATACTACAAAGTCTATAAATACAGGCATTACCGATTCAAATTATATCTGGATTGATGCAGAAAACAGTTTTGCATTCAGTGGTGGTGCAAGTTATCCCATCCCATATGTAGACCCGAAAGATGTTGCAAATTCTATAGGTGTAAGAATTGCAGGCAATGGTACAACCGTTATTGTATCGACGGGGACTAATTGGAGCAACTACACCGGATTAGTGACTGTTAAATACACCAAGAAATGAGGGAATTAAATGATACGAGGAACAACACCTGTTCTAGAATTTGAACTACCATTTGATACAGAACTGATTGCAGAAGCGTATGTAACGATATCCCAGAACCAGAAAGCAGTTTTTGAAAAGAATTTTGCAGAATGTATCCATTCAGGAAAGTTACTGAAAGTAAATCTGTCACAGGAAGACACTCTGAAATTGAAATCATGTTGTAATTCACATGCTGAAATACAGGTACGGGTGCGGACAAAAGAAGGAGAAGCACTTGCATCAGACATTATATCGGTGCATGTTGGTGGGATTTTGAAGGATGGTGTAATCTGATGAGACTTGAACTAAAATTCAGTGAGCAGAAGAGAAAGATTGAAGTTGGATTCAGTCAAAGCAAGAATGGCTTTCAGGCAAAATTTCAACACTTCCAGCAAGCCACGGAACGTAAAGAAGTAGATTATTATGAGGGTACATACAAGGTTGTCCCAAAAGTAACAGAGCAGAAACTTGAGACACGACAGAAATTCCTAACAGAGGATGTAATAGTGAAAGAGATTCCGTATTTCGATGTAAGCAATGAGTCAGGCGGATCAACAGTATATATAGGAAATGAGGTATAAACATGGGAGTAAGTAAAGTAGTATATGGTGGAAAAACATTAATTGATTTAACAGGCGATACAGTAACGGAAGACAAACTTCTCAAAGGTGCTACAGCGCATGGAAAAGATGGAGAAGTTGTCACAGGAGTGTGCACGTTCGATGTGGACTCCAATGACGCAACCGTAGCAGTTGCAGAGGTCTTAAAAGGTAAGACCGCTTATGCAAGAGGGCAGAAGCTAGTTGGAACGATGCCGAATAATGGAGCAGTAAAAGGCGCAATCTCGAACAAAGATGACAGCTATGTAATTGCTCAAGGATATCATGACGGTAGCGGTAAAGTCGAAATCTCCGTAGGAGAAAAAGAAAAGCTCATTCCGTCAAACATCCGTGAAGGTATCAACATCCTCGGCGTTGATGGGCAGATGTCCGGTAGTGAAGGAATGAAACCACAATCCAAGACAGTAACTCCAAATAGCGCACAGCAGACGATTCTTCCGGACGAAGGTTATAATTGTCTCTCACAGGTAGTTGTTGAAAAGATTCCTTATGTCGAATCAGAAAACAGTGCCGGTGGGCTTACAGTAACAATCGGTTAGTTAGAGAGGAGCAAAATATGGACGTAAATAAAATCGAATACGATGGACGTGTATTACTGGATTTGACAGAGGACACAGTTGCAGAAGACCAACTGTTAGAAGGTGCAACAGCTCACGATAGGTCTGGACAAAGGATAGTTGGTGCGCTGATTAATCTTGCAGAAGACACTGTAGCACCAGAAAATTTGCTGGCTGGTGCTACAGCTCATGATAGGTCTGGACAAAGGATAGTTGGAACGATGATACAGTCAAGTGGAATCGACACATCAGATGCTACGGCAACAGCAGATGATATTGTGGAACGGAAGACAGCTTATGTTGACGGCAAAAAAGTCACTGGAAGTATGGTATCGCTTACGGGAAGCAAGCTTACAGTTGGTAATGGACGAGTTAATATAAGTAAATATAATGGAGATCTTTATATGACTCTTAACAACGTTTCTCTTGACAACGCATCAGCGTACCTAAAAAAGGGAGGCAGCATTAGAGTTTGGGGCGATGGTTCACTAGGTGCATTCTTTGGTGACGCAATGCCAGAAGATGTGCGAAAAGGGAAAAAATTCACATCTAAGGATGGTGTCGCTTACGGAACAATGGAAGCATCTAGCGGAGGTTCTGGTGGCACACAGGTAAAAAACGGAACAACATCATCTCCTACTATCAATACTGGCTTGTCTAAGATTGATAAGCTGATAATCTATGCCGATAAAATCACATCAGTAGGTGTTGTTACTGCTGTGTATTCCGCAGATGTAGAAAAAGCAAAGGTGACATTCTGTGGTGATTACAGCGTGTACTCAAAACCTTGTGGAATCACAGATAGATCTGGTTTTAGCGTGTCAGGTGGTACATTCTCTTGGGCAGAATCGGTGAAAGAATATAAATTCATGAATAATGCTACCTATAATTGGATTGCGATCGGAAGCTAAAACAAAATCAGAACTATAAGTATTTAAGGAGAATGGTGATGGAATATGTAGGTAGAGAAGAGCATGCAGAGTTCGCCAAAAGAATTGATGATGAGCAGCACAGGCAGAACAAGAGAATCGTAGTTATGTGTCTGATACAGATCAAGAGATGAAAGCGAGAACAAAAAATGGAAACTATTATATCATCCTGCATCACAGCAGCAGTAACGTTGATAATCTGTCTGCTGAACAACCACGGCCAGCAGGAAAAGACAAGAGCTCTTATGGAATACAAGCTAGATGAGCTGACCAAAAGAGTAGACAAACACAATCATGTGGTTGAACGTACATATAGTATAGAGAGGGAACTTTCTATTCAAAAAGAACAGATCAAGGTAGCAAACCATAGAATTGAAGATTTGGAGGGAATTGAACATGAACATTGAAACATTAATGCAGTACATGAGTTACATTTTAGCAGGAATTGGAGTGCTGGCTTTCTTGGTCAGCGTGATCGTGCAGGCAATCAAGGAGATGCCGGCACTGAAAAAAGTGCAGACGAATGTTGTGGCACTGATCATATCACTGATCCTGACACCAGTAGCAGTAATCGTCTTGTGTACCTATTATCAGATAGTAATTGAGTGGTATTACATTTTCGCATCTTTCATTGCCGCTTTTATAGTTTACCTGGTCAGCACAGGTGGCTGGGAACGTGTGACAGAAATGTGGAATCGGAATGCATATAAGAAAAAGTAGAATTGTACCGGTGCAAGAGATGCATAGAAGACATGAAAGGAAGAGCAATATGAAGTTATTTATTATTTGTGGACACGGTGAAGGGGATCCGGGAGCCGATGGTGGTGGATATACAGAAGCAGAACGTGTCAGAGCGTTGGCCGCCAAAATTAAAGAACTTGGCGGAGAAGCGGTCATTCTTGGGGATACGAGTAAAAACTGGTACAGAGATAAGCTGATAAGTACTTACAACTTCTCGGAAGATTCAAACATTTTAGAGCTGCATATGGATGCAGGCGGTGGATCGGCACGAGGCGGACATATCATCATCAAAGAGGGATTCGCTCCAGACGAATACGATTTGTCACTTGCTCTTTCTATCTCTACATTAATGCCGGGAAGAGCCGAGAATATCAAGTATCGTTCTGACCTGGCAAATGTAAACCGGGCTGCCAAGAGAGGGCTGAATTATCGTTTAATGGAATGCGGATTTATTGACAATGATCAGGACAGAAAAATTTTTAATGATCATATTGCGGAAATCGCGGAAGGAATCCTCAGGGCTTTCGGAATTATTGTGACGAAAAAAACGACGGGAAAATGGATAAAAGACAAAGTCGGTGACTGGTGGCAGGATCCGGATGGAAGCTATCCACGGAACTGTTGGAGAAAAATAGCAGGGACATTTTACTGGTTTAACGAGAAAGGGTACGTTGTCCAGAATCAGTGGATTCAGTACCAGGGAAATTTCTACTGGCTTAACGGAACAGGGGGAATGCGGACCGGCTGGAATAAGATTGACGGGGAATGGTACTTCCTGAATGATGGAGTAGTCGCACCAAAGAAACCGGTTGGGGCTATGTTAACCGGTTGGGTTCTGGCAGGTGGAAACTATTTCTATCTACGACCGAAGAGAGAAGGAAAACATGCACAGGGAACACTACTGGAAGGTGAGTTAAAAGGATATGCCGGTAACGACTATTATCTTGTTAAATCCGGAGAAGACAGACGTTATCAGACAGGCCAGATGCTTACCGGATGGAGACAGGCAGGAGATGATTATTACTGGTACAATATGAAAGCAACATCGGCATCTCCGCTCGGTGCCATGTATAAGAGCAAATGGCTGAGCCTTAAGGAAGCTGATTACTATTTTAAATCAGACGGCAAGATGGCGAAAAATGAAACGCTAACGATCAACGGAAAGAAGTACACATTCGGTCCGACAGGATATCTGCAGTAATAAGATCCCCCCAGAGTTAAACTCTGGGGGGATTAAATATATTTCATCTTAAATCATTTCCCATTTACTTATAGAAATTTAGTGGAGATAATCCACAAAAGTAATATAGATTGCAAAAAAACAAGTTGACAAATTAACCTATAGGGGTTAAAATTATTTATGAAAATAGAAAATGTATGAATAGAAGGGCAAGGGTGAAATGCTATGGTAAACAATTTTGGAAAGTTTTGCAGGAAACTTAGAATTGACAGAAGTGAACTCCTGTATGACATGGCAAAAAAATTGGGAGTTTCATCTGCATTTTTATCAAAAGTTGAAAATGGAAAAAAGAAGCCACCTAAAGAATGGCGAGAGCTGATTATTGATTTATATGATTTAAATGCAAAGCAAATACAGCAATTAGATCAATATCTATATGAAGCACAAAACTATGATAGCATTGATATTAGCTATATGGAGGATGAAGATAGAATGATGATGTTATCATTTGCAAGAAAATTCAAGGATTTTGATAAGAATAAATTAAAAAAAATTTTAGAAAGTGAGAGTGATAATGAGTGAATATTGCTGCAGAACCTAGATCAAGAATCGGCATTAGAAAGATGACAAGAAAAATAAGAGAAATCGTGGGATGTGAAAATAATCTTGCATTTCCGGTTGTTAAATTTATCGAATGGATATTAGCAAATCCAGAAGATGGGATTGATTTAGAGATTGTAGAACCAGAAGAAATGCAAGATACATATGGAACTACTAATACTGGAAGTAATAAAATGTGTATACGAAGAGATGTGTATGAAGGAGCAGTAAAAGGAGATCCAAGAGATCGTTTTACATTGTGTCATGAGGTTGGTCATTATTTTTTACATCAACCGCATTCAATATCATTTGCTCGTGGAAAGATTCCAAGATATAGGGATCCTGAGTGGCAAGCCAATACATTTGCTGGTGAATTAATGGCACCATATGAGTTGGTGAAAGATATGAGCGCAGAAGAGATTGCAGTAAAGTGCAAGATGTCTAGGCAGGCAGCAAAGATTCAATATAATGAATATCACAAATGATGTGTCAAGCTAAAAGCTTTATACATAGAAAAAACCAAGCACACAAAGTGCTTGGCACTACCGAAAGGAAACTATATTGTTAGCTTCGGCCAGTTATACTTTTCTCTGAACAAGTTCAGTATAGCATGGTATAGTTCCTTTTGGCAAGTGGAAATGTCGAAAGGAGGAGATACGTATGTACATTTTTAGAGCGTCAAGGAAGTTACCTGATGGTACTAAAATTTATGCACGTGACTATGGAAAACGCGGTTTTCCTATCTGGATTGGTCCAGGACCAGAACCAGAAGCAACAAGACACGTGTATTACTAATAAATGACTGACAGCTATAAGCTGGCCGATATGCTGTTTTATTTTGAAATAAGGAGATAGATAAAATGGCAAAGACAAAATCAAGTGTACGAGGAGTACAAAACAAGAAAATTGTAACTGTAAAATCGTATAAAAGAAGTGATGGAACAAATGTAAGAGCACACAGGCGTTCTACACCTAATTAGGAAAATCCCTGGGCTAAAGCCTGGGGATTTTCGATATATAAATTAAAATTCCCCGGAACTGCAGGCTCCGGGGATGAATATTGTATCATCTTTTTCGTGTTGCATTTTGATGCATTTCGTGTTGCATAGGATTCTAAAATAACCGAAATATTTCTAATACGCTAGAATGATTCTAAATAATAAAAATGCGGGAAACCCTTGATTTATAAGGGGTATCCCACATTCGTTGTAAATTCACACTTTCATTGAAAAGTGGACCTGGCGGGAATCGAACCCGCGTCCAAAAACCTGTCCCATGTACTTCTACT